CGGCTTGTCCCGCGACTTCTTGGATGGCTACTCCGCTGGTTCCAACGCCTTCTCCGTCATAGTTGGAGGGGGAGAGAGGAAGGTGTCCTGCGAATCCTCCGCGCTTCTTCATGCTCTTATTTCCCTTACGTCCGTTCAATAGAACATACCCAAACTTTCCCTTCTTGGCGCCATATCCATACTTACGAAGACGTTGCTCCTTCTTTGCGGTCTTGTGCTTATTCAAGCTGACAATGCGTCCAGTCTTATTGTTGAAAAAAAGGTCTTTCTTGGTAAGTCCGCCGCTAGTGTGATGTGCGCTTCCGTGTTGAACTTCGCGTCTGGAACCCACGACATGGTTGTAGTTTGCTCTTTGTGCCTTAGACAGCCTAGTCATTATAAACTAACACGAGAAAATATATTTTTTTTTGCTAAAACTGGTTTCTTATGGGAGGCACGACGCCTCCTGGAAGACCCTGTTCGAATCTGTCCTGTTGGGTGTTTAATACAAATTGTGTCCGCCCTTTTCTCACACCATTGGAACGCAATAACGCCGACCGCTGCATATTTCTAGATGTTGTGCCTGGCGTCAATGTGCCAGGCAATTTTTTACTTATATTGCAATTGACCCCCACTAGCTGTTTGTAAATTTGCTCTTGCGTGGGCGTGTACAATCCCTTAACCTTTGGAACTGGACAGAATCGCGGGATACTTCCACCTCGTCCATTTTGTATTTCGTTATCTATATATTCACAAAAACTAACTTGCACAAATTCATTATCGCCCATGTAAATATACGATAAAGTGACAAAATAAAAAAAAAGTGAATCCATATAAACAGAGTATTTCATTGTATCATACACACATGTCCGCAAATACGAACACGGAGCTCGCCGAAAAGTATCAGCAAAAAACTGATAAAGAACATATATTGGCCAACCCCGACACCTACATCGGGTCGGTTGAAAATGTAGACTCCGAGTTGTGGCTCTACGACCCAACCGCCAATAGAATTGTGCAACGCTCCATCACGTACATCCCCGGACTCTACAAATTATTTGACGAGGGTATCGTCAATTGTCGCGACCATGTAGTTAGGATGAAACAGGCTGTCGCAAACAATCAATCAGAAGCATTGCCTGTTACCTATATTGATATTAGTATTCAAGACGATGGCACCATTAGCATGACCAATGATGGCAACGGCATTGACGTCGCAATGCATCCGGAATACAACATCTGGATTCCCGAGCTCATATTTGGACATCTTCGCACCAGCACAAATTACAACAAGGACGAGAAAAAAATTGTAGGAGGGAAGAACGGATTCGGGTTCAAGCTGGTTCTTATATGGTCCACGGAAGGTTCTATTGAGACCATTGACCACGTTCGCGGGCTTAAATATGTACAATCATTCACATCTAACTTGGATGTGATTGGTGTGCCCAAAGTGACAAAGTGCAAAACCAAACCATATACAAAAATCACGTTCAAGCCTGACTTTGCGCGATTCGGCATTACAAACTTGACACCAGACATGAAGAACCTTCTCGTCAAGCGCATATACGATGTTGCGGCGGTCACCGATAAAAATATCAAGGTCAAGTATAATTCACAGCAGGTGGCCATCAAGACATTTCAGCAGTATATTGACATGTATATTGGAGACAAGACAGAATCACAGCGCGTGAGCGAAGACCACGAGAATGGTCGATGGGAGTACGTGGTTGCACTGAGCCCCACGCATGAATTCCAGCAGATTTCCTATGTAAACGGCATCCACACGTCAAAAGGTGGGAAGCACGTTGATTACATTCTCCAGCAGATTATACGTAAATTGTCGGCATACATTGAAAAGAAAAAGAAGGTCGTTGTGAACGCCAACTCTATCAAAGAACAGCTCATATTGTTCTTGCGGTGCGACATTGAGAACCCTGCATTTGATAGTCAAACCAAGGATTATATGAACACGCCCAGTTCCAAATTCGGGTCGTCGTGCGTTGTCAGCGACAAGTTCATTGAAAAGATTGCAAAGATGGGGGTCATGGACGCGGCATGCGCGCTGACGGAGGTGAAGGAGAACAAGGCAGCGAAGAAAACGGACGGCACTAAGACAAAAAACGTGCGAGGCATACCCAAGCTGATTGATGCAAACTGGGCAGGCACGGACAAGTCAAGTCAGTGCACCATCATCTTCTGCGAGGGAGATTCGGCCAAGGCAGGGATTGTCTCTGGGCTATCTTCGTCAGACCGCAATATATTTGGCGTCTACCCCATGAAGGGCAAAATCATGAATGTGCGTGGCGAGACCACCAAGAAGATATCCGATAACAAGGAAATTACAGAAATAAAGAAGATTCTGGGTTTAGAGACCGGAAAGGAATATAAGAACATTGAACATGTGCATAGCTCACTTCGGTATGGTCGTGTATTGTTTATGACCGACCAAGACTTGGACGGCAGTCATATCAAGGGACTGGGGGTGAATTTGTTTGAAACCATCTGGCCAAGTCTTACCTTAATTCCTGGATTTATTGGGTTCATGAATACACCCATCTTGAAAGCGCGGAAAGGAAATCAAGAGATGGTCTTCTATAACAATGGGGAATATGAAGCATGGGCGGAGGCACAAGACGCCAACCTCAAGGGATGGAACATCAAATACTACAAGGGACTGGGTACAAGCACCGGAAAAGAGTTTCGCGAGTACTTTGAAAAGAAGAAGATAGTCGGATTTGAATATAACTTGGAGACCACCAAGGATGCGATTGACATGATATTCAACAAAAAGCGCGCAGATGATAGAAAAGATTGGTTGTCTGCATATGACAGAAATAGTTACTTGGACACGTCCAAAGAAAATGTTACCTATGACGAGTTCATTCACAAGGAGCTCATCCACTTCTCCAAATATGATTGCGATAGAAGTATTCCTAATCTTATGGATGGATTAAAGATCAGTCTTAGGAAGATCTTGTATGCATCATTCAAAAAGAATCTTACCAGCGAAATCAAGGTTGCGCAGTTTTCGGGATACGTGTCCGAGCAATCGGGATATCATCACGGCGAGGCATCACTGAATGCCGCTATTGTTGGAATGGCGCAGACATTTGTGGGGTCAAACAACATCAACTTGTTGGTGCCAAGCGGTCAATTTGGAACAAGGATGCAGGGTGGAAAGGATAGTGCCTCGGAAAGATACATCTTTACTTATTTGACAGACATCACTCGTAAGCTGTTTCCGGTGCTAGATGACCCGATTTTAAAGTATCTAAATGATGATGGTCAAATGGTGGAGCCTATTTACTATGCACCAATTATTCCCATGATACTTGTTAATGGAGCCAGAGGAATTGGTACTGGGTTTAGTACGGATATATTGTCGTACAACCCACTTGACATTATTGGCATACTTGAAAAGCTCTTGAAAAACGAACAACTAACTGACGTGATGGAAGCCTCGCTTATGCCTTACTATGAAGGATTTACGGGTATTGTGAAGAATATCTCCCCCAATAGATATCTTGTTACAGGCAAGTATGCAATTATTGGCACAGACAAAATATGTGTGACGGAGCTTCCTGTGGGATACTGGACAGACGATTTCAAAGCACATCTTGAGCATTTGCTAGATACAACAGATTCGTCTGGCAAGAAGATTGTGCATGCTATCAAGGATTATGATGATATGAGCAAGGACACGAACGTAGAGTTCATTATTCAATTCCAGAAAGGAAAACTAGACCAACTAGAGAAATCAGAAGGTGACTATGGATGCAACGGACTAGAGAAATTACTAAAACTATATACGACCTATACGACCAACAACATGCATCTCTTTGATCACGAGGACAAACTCAAGAAGTACGACAATGTCGTGGATATTATTCGCGATTATTACACAAAGCGTCTAGAGATGTACGATACACGCAAAATGCACATGATAACGGAATTAGAAAAAGTCAAGAAGGTCTTATCGAACAGAGCACGTTATGTAAAAGATCTGTTGTCGGATGTCATCGACTTACGACATAAGTCGCGTGACCAAATTAATGTCATGTTAACGGAACACAAGTATGATGTGTCTGAGACAGATAATGACTACAAATATCTCACCAAAATGCCAATGGACAGCGTCTCCAACGAGAATGCTGAGAAACTGCTCAAGGAGATTGAAGAGAAGAAGAATGAACTGGAAAGCGTTCAGTCAACCACAATACAAACAATGTGGCTCAATGAACTGGGTGAGTTGCGTACATCATACAATACATACAAAGATTATAGAACACGAATTATGATGCCAGACGACCAAGATAAACAGAAAAAGAAGCCAGTGAAGAAGAACATTGTTGTAAAGCATAAGTAAGTAAGCAATCAAGCAAGCAAGCAAGCTCATTGCTCATTGCTCATTAACTACCAACCTAACCTACCTAAAAAAAGTGTTTCAAGAACAATTGTTTATCATTTTCTTTTGACAGAATTGGATGAGCCATGGGCACGTACATAGAACTGGCATCGCTGAGATATTTAATATACGCCTTGGCTTCACTAAATACTTGAGGTATGCAGTAATTTAATACCATTGTATTGAGAGAATGAATCTGATCTTGGATTTGCGTTGTCATATTCGCGGAGTATTGAAGATAAATCGATCGCATGATCACTTTTAATGTGTCGCAGTCTTGTTCACCGATGACATATTGATGGTTGGATTGGTCATATACGCCTTTTCGTATCTCATTTTGTATACGCTGAATATTCTCTTTAGAAAAATATAAATCAGATAGTTTAGAATTATCCCACTGCCCCTCAAGAGCATCTCTATAAGTTGTACATTGGTGTGCAGGTATTTTATCGTACAATTCAAACAGGTTACACGTATCTGGTGTTTTGATATCTATTCGTCCATTGGTAGTATGATTCATATATAGAGCTAACAAAAAATTATCTTCTATAAATACATTATATGCCGACATTCCAAGACTCCGTCATTTATACATCAGTAACTTTATTGATTATTATACTCGTTATTGTTGCTATCAGTATACATATGTCCAAAAAGGATGCTAAATGGCCACCCGTTGTATCGGATTGTCCTGATTACTGGTACGATAATGGAACAGGTGGGTCAATGTGCACCATAAACGATAATAATGTAAATCTAGGAAATGCGACGTCGCCTATGGATTTTTCAACGTCTACATATACTGGGCCAAATCAAAATTGCAATCGGTATAAATGGGCGTTAAGTAATGGGGTAAGCTGGGATGGAATTACGTATGGTGTTCAAAACCCGTGCACAAGAACTAAACTATAGGCGTGTAACAGCAATAGTAATTATTATTATTATTATTATTATTATTATTATTATTATATGGATGATTGTATAATGATAGACATGCGTGCTTTAAATAAGACAATCACATGTGTCCATGTAAAATGGATTATTTACTCGTTTATTCCCAGACAACAATTATTGTGGACGACGAAAAAGGATTATACTCAACAGCACGAATGCATTGAAAAAATAATGAGAGATAAATCAATATATGATACCTATATGCGGATGATAATAAGAAATGACATGCACTTTGTGTGTGAGATTATACTTCGGTCAAAGTCTTGCAAACGAGGCTGGGAGAATAAATATAAATATGGTAATACAACGTTCACAGACTATTACCATTTTATAGATGGTTATGCGTTTGACAACAATGCCACAAAAGTCCGAGATATTTTATTTACTAATGTGTATAGAAAGAAGTATAAAAAAATCCGCAGAGATATAGAATGGAACACCTAGACATTATTACTATATTAGAGAGACACCGACATGTTGATGAAATAACATCTATTCTCAAAACGTTTGAAGAAAATAAACACATGACAAATATCAAACGCGGTCTTTATGTGTACGGGCATCCCGGTAGTGGAAAGTCGCACTTTGTGAAAGAGGTGCTTACAAAACTTGACTATGACATTATTAACTATGATGCAGGTGATATACGGAACAAAAGTATTATGGAAACAATTACTCGGCATAATATGGCCGATAGAAATATCATGTGTATGTTCCAAAGGAAGGTCAAGAAAATTGCGATAGTCATGGACGAAATAGATGGTATGAATCAAGGGGACAAAGGAGGCATCAATACATTAATCAAATTGATACGCGAGAAAAAGACAAAAAAACAGAAACAAGAAGAGATTACGTATATTCCAATTATATGCATAGGCAATTACCACATAGACAAAAAAATAAAGGAGCTGATGAAAGTATGCAATACTATAGAAATTGCCAAGCCAACAGACACCCAGATAATGACAATTATCGGTAATATTATTCCCGATATATCAACGGAGCATACGAAAATGGCAACGGCCTTTATACAAGGAGATTTACGGCGTGTTTCTCATATTTACACCATGTACAAAAATAATAATAACACCTTAACAAACAATCTGGTAAACGCAATATGTCAGTTAAAATCATACAACGAAGACACCAAAAATATTACAAAAAATCTTATTAACCACAAATATACTATTCAGCAGCATAACAAGATAATGAACGAAACCGACCGAACCATTGTGGGGCTCTTATGGCACGAAAATATAATAGATGTATTATCCAAGCTAGATATCAATCATTCCATCCCTCTATATTTGGATCTTCTAGAGAACATATGTTTTGCCGATTATATAGATCGCATCACGTTTCAAAAGCAGATATGGCAATTCAACGAAATGAGCTCTATCATAAAAACATTTTTAAACAACAAGATTTACCACGAGTACTTTGAAAAGTATAATATCAAGAAGAAGCCCACATACAACCCCACAGAGGTGCGGTTCACAAAGGTACTGACAAAATATTCCACTGAATACAATAACACCACGTTCATCCAACTGCTGTGTCATCAGTTGGGCATGGATAAAAATGACCTATATGCCTTTTTCTATACATTAAAAAATTCGCCAGACAATCATCCATTAACCAACGAGATTATGTTGGAATTATTTAACAACTGCAACATCAACACGTTGGATGTCAAACGAATTTTTCGATATTTAGATAGGTCTATTAAGTGTGTGGAATCTGAAAGCGCACTAGACGAAGAATAATTTTATCTTTTACTTGTATTCATAAAATTATTATTGTTCCTTCAGAACGCGTATCTCCTTTTTGCATTCCACCAAATCTTTTATGAACTTGGATATCTTTGTTTCCAAATATTGATTACTCTCTTTTAATTTTTTATTTGTATCAACTAGTTCCTTTGTATTTTTTTCATGCAATTGTTTCAGACTTTCAAATTGCACATTTGCTTGTCGCTGAAAATCCTCGTGATGTTTCTTTAGTCGCATTGTAGACTCTTCTCTTGCATTTTTAACTATGTTCATGTACATTTCCACGTCCTTCTTGTTGCTGGGGTCCCCTGGCTTATATGCCTCGAGTATTTTATCAATATCATGCAATATGAAGTTGCGTATCTCATTGTCCTTGACAATGTCTTCTACCTTATCACTACTTTTTACAATGTACTTACTCGTCTCCTTCAACAACTCCTTTTTGTCAAAAGAGTTGTGAATGTGAGAAAACACAAGGATCGTCTTCGCAGGGTCTAGCTGCGCAAGTGGAATGGAATAATTTTTCAGAAATAACTTTTCCTCGCCTAGACAAGAACTTACATCGTATGTCGTATTATTCAACAATTCTCGTTTAAACGCAAAGGTTGCCGCGGTTGCGTGATTCTCTCCGTAAGGTCCGCATGTATACATTTGTTGAATATGCTTGAAGTACACATGCATCTTACTTGACCCGCAAATAAGGACATTGCGGTTATTTGTCAGTGTTTCTACCGCGTGACTAACGCGTTCTGGGGGGTAGTAGTCATCATCGTCAATATACACTAGAATGTCACCAGTCGCCTTTGTGTGCATAAGGTTTCGCTTCTCTCCTAAGGTCATTTTGGTATCATACTTGTAGTATTTAACAAATGGGATATGAGATACCAAATCTTCAATTTTATCCGTACCATCGTCCACAATAATCCATTCCATATTTTCGGCGGAATATGTTTGTTGCTGAATGCATTTAATCAAATAAGGGATAAACGGACGTCGGTTGAATGTAGGTGTGCATAAACTCACAAATGGAAGTTTAATGGTGTTTTTCGCCATATCTATATTTCCGCCAACTATTTATATTCTTTACTTGTGATTATCATGTTGTTATTGTGTCTCGTAAATGTCGAAGTCTTCTCTCCAGCTCTCCGCCACCTTTTTGAGTAGCATTAGCATTAGCATTAGCATTAGCATTAGCATTAGCATTAGCATTAGCATTAGCATTAGCATTAGCATTAGCATTATCTGTTGGCGTGTTGCTATTTGTTGCGGAGCTCTCCATGTTTTCGGGAACCGCCGGAATCTTGTTTGGGTTCGGGATGGGCGCGGGCGATGTTACTGGCGTGGACATAGGGTTCCATTCACTCATACTTTGCAGTTTGTCCATCGGGAGGTCAGCCTTGATAGAATCTGCTGTGGAGTTTATTCTATTTACAAAGGCACCATAATTTGCTTCGGCATTGCTGTCTTTTGCAGATTTGGTCGTTTTTGGACAATATTTCAGATTTTTATTGTAACTGACAATTTCGGATGTTGCTGCAGGAGGTACAGCAGAACCCATGTAGTAGATAACGCCAATAAATACAAGTGATGCCACGCTCGTGCTAATGGCGACTGGTAAAGCTACATACTTTTCCTTGTAACCATCAATAAGTGCCGTTGATAACCGAAATGCAATCAATATAACGATCCAGAACATCTTTGATTCAAGCATTCCCTTCAACGATGAAAAAAAGTTGTACGCCTTCTCTGCCTTGGGTCCGGTTACATAAGTAGCGCTCATGAAAAATGGCGTAAGGAAACAAATTAGACCAATTATATACGGGATGGGCGTGAAAATAATGACAGTTGACGTAATCCACCCAAACCACAAAAATAAGAGCGATTCTAGGAAATTGGGCATACTACTAAATAAAGAGACATCTCGCCAAACAGGCTTGGTGCTATCCTTGAATTCGTAGTCGGGGTCATTGTTCATATTACGACGCAAAAGTAGGTGATAATTTGTGAGAAATACAATGAGAGAACCAATGAATCCAACGGGAATAATCAGTATCAACATCACCTGAACAATGATTGTTCCCGTCAAAAATAGGAACCATTCGGGCATCCACTTGTTGAGCTTTTCAAACATCCAATTAAATATTCCGTAAAAAAGCACATATATTTTAGTAAAGGACGACATGGTATACTTTGCATACGACCCGACATTGGGGTCATACTCAATGTTTCTAATATAATCAAGAATCCCAAAATGCATGGTCTCTTTAGTGATGGCATACTTTATCTTTGTGGAGTATGGTATGCTGCTTCCACCAGAATCAATCCGAATTTCATCAATATTGGCAACGGGCGAATACGATTGAAAATCTGGCGATTTTAATTCGCTTTTTCCGTATGTAGGTTTATATGGCATACAATCAATATTGGTAGGCATAACATTGAATTGTGCTACTTTGCTCGCAAAAATAACACGGGCTCCAATGACAATAGATATGAGAACAATGACAATAGTTTTTAAAAAGTCAGATGCGATACGCCCCCAATCTGTCTGTATTTCCTCTGGCTGGTCAGGGGTCTCGTCGGTCTGCTCAGGTTTCTCGTCAGGTGTCTGGTTAAAGACATTCCTCAGTTTTTGCATGACACTAGGGTTCTCGTCAGGTTTTGCGTCGGTCTGCTCAGGTTTCTTGGCAGAGTTCTCGTCAGGTGTCTGGTTAAAGACATTCCCCAGTTTTTGCATGACACTAGGGTTCTCATTTGGTGTTACCGAGTCTTTTAATTTGTTAGTTTCATGTTGTTTGCTAGAATTTTTCAAGCCGACACTTTCTGGTACACTTGATATTTTGGTAGACATGTGTTCTGTTATATTTAATTGATATAAAAATACCTACCAACAATAGCAAAATATTATGTCTACATAATATATGGCAAAACCAAGATCATATATTTACCTCGTACTCACAATCTGCTTATTTGCGCTTCTTATGAGGGCAACCACTTACATGTTTCGCAATCATTATATAAGCGAGGCTTTTACAAGCGAAACTACCCATGATGTAGACCTTCCGCTGACCACAACAACTAGCTGCCAAAATATGTGCGGACCGCCTGGCAGATGTTCCATAACCGGCACACAATGCCTATCCGACATTGATTGTTATGGATGTCAGCCAAATACGTCTCCAGATTTATCCAACACGTTTCTTCGCGAAAATAAATTCATTATCGGCGATGACGCTGGTGGCAAGAAATCATATTTAGCACCTAGGTATAGTCCGCTAACACATGATTCTGTCTACAATGCAAAGCCTATGATCAGTGATCCTTATGCGGCTCCCCCCAATGCATACATGGGATTTGATGTATGGACGTCTAAAGCCGCAGATATGCGTGAAATATACGATTTCACCTATTTACCATCAGAGGACACGCCTTATATTTCTACCTATCCGATGAGATATTCTGCTACAGGCCAGTTTCGCAACACCGGTCCGTATGCATCCAATGCATCGTTGAAGCCGTATTACGATTCTCTCCGTACAGATATTCCCAAAAAAATGTAGGTCTGATGTTATATGTACATGTATATCTCTATCTCTCTACATGTAACTTAAAAATAAAAATGAATATATAGAATACTTTATACACCATAATCAAGATGAAAATTATATTGCACAACCTATATGATGTTCAGCCAGCAACTACCCGACCACATGTGAGATGTTCTTAGATATTACGCTCGTAAGAACAATGCCTTTGCAGAAGCGGAGATTTGATTTTTGAAATTACTTCGCCCTATTATATATATTGAGTAGTACAAAAGAATGAAGATATTTACATAGACAGACGCATTATATGCATATTGTTTGAGAACGCGATGTTCGCGCATCTCGTCAATACGATTATAGTTTGTCTTTTTGTACAAAGAAATTAATAATAATGACAACCCCACCATAAATAATATCGCTGCTTCATAGTACGAGCGTCTGGATGTTTTACTTTCACGTATGGATTGTATAATAAACACATTTACTGCAGCTAAGAATGAAATGCTAAGGATACCATCGTTAATTTCTTTTATACGAAGATTTTCACCCTCTAGATTTGTCATGCCTTCAGTAGTGTTCATGAAATCTAATGTATAATAAACACTAGTCACCAAAAAAGCGTATGGCAACCAGATGGAGTCTTCGGTTTCTACAATAGACCGCAATATTAATGAAATCACCAATATACTAGCACATATAGTTATAATAAAATCGCGGGGCATAAAATCAAAATACTTGTTAGCATAATGCTCCTCTACATCAAGTAGACTATACGCAATATACATCACCCCTGAAAAGATATTGTCGTCTTGGACCTTTGTAAATTTTCCACCAATTACGTTGCTTTTTACGGGACGATTCACATTATTATCTACAGTATAATATGCGTATACATTGACACCACTCGCGTAATGTTCGCTCAGATATATGTTATTTAAAAAGTCTGGATTTGGGCTAAATATGGTAAATAAAAATGTGTAATTGGCCTGTTTTAACAATTCAGTATACGGGAGACCAAGCAACTCATGAACCTTGTTAGCTCTCAATAAATACTGATTTTTTACCCCATAATTGGCATGGTCATTTTTAACTCTTTCAAATATAAAAAAATCGTATACATACTTCCCGACGACTATTGTCGCGTGCTTATTATTGTAATCTATCCAGTCGCTGTACGTCATATTCTCAAGCATGGTCAGCCTTTTTTCTATCTCTTTTGAAAACGCCTTATTAAGCTTGTTTTTGTTTTCAATATTCCATTGCATATGTTCCGTTTTAGTTCCCACAACACGTGACCTCCAATTTTCTATATATATTTTGATAACATACATCTGCAGTATCATCAAACACGTCCACACAAGTACAATAATATACGTATGTGTCGTAAATGCAGAATATATGTTGGGATTCATAATTATATTATATATAGAAAAAAATAATAACTGGCGCCATTATGTTGCATACATAAGCCCACAATTACCACCAACAAAGGTGATAACGTTGATTCGTTCCTCAAAGAAGTGAAGGTCAAATGTGTAATCGTATATTCGCCATGTTGGTTTATTGATACCAATGATTTCGCCGCTATCTGGGTCGCATATGGTGAGTACTTGCGCAAGTGGGTCCAGTGCCGGCGTTATTGTTGTAAATTCCAATTCTATTTTATTAAACCTATTCATGTTTGTTGCCCCTGCCGGCTGATTGTCTCCTATGAGTGCTGCGGAATTCATACTATAATTGTAGCAGTATAATCCATCAGGCGCCGCCCCAGGGGTGCGAGTATATTTTTCAATATAATTATATATGCCCGCAGGCTGTATGTTTTCGCGGTAATCTCCGTCAAAGATAATTCCCATGCTCTCTAAAATACTAGCTCTATTTTGAGGCTCATATGCCCCCGTAATCATAATTCCAGTTAAGAGTCCGCCTGGGTTCACGCCTGGCCCGATTCCAACATTGACTATATTGCCAGATGCATCCACTTCTTGGATGTTGTAGCTACCATCTGTCGCGGCCGGCGTAATATCCACCGGCAAGTATTTATAAGGCCAGTTTGTATAATTGCTCCACTGATTTCGCAGGTTGGCGTCGCTGCGCTGGAGGTAAAACAAGTAATCAGACACGAGACCCAGCGAGTTTATTTCCACCTTGGACGACCCGACTACATTGTAAAACAATTGTTCGTGTATTTGTTTGAAAATATACTTCTGTTCATTCTTGGCAAATAGCCGAGACTCGTCGTTGGAAAGAAAGCAATATGTAGAGGTGAGGTGTATATCAGCATTCCAGACAGCGCGCGTGTCTACATAGGTTTCTTCGGCTAAACTAACACTAGGCGGCTGCTGGACAAATCTATACATTTGCATATGAGACAAATTAAAATTGGGCGCAACGTAAGGAAAATCGTATTCTGGGTCAAAAACGTCGCGAATAGTAAACATCTGATTTATGGGTCTAAACGTAACCCTTACCATAAGTTCATTGTATTGGAGCGAAATAAGCGGGAAGGCGCGTTGTGATTTATTGCAGAACCACGCACTCACGGGTATGTATAGGGTACGTCCCCGTATGGAAGGTTCAATGCCGGTGTTTGACGGGTTGTAAAACGCATTGGGATAGGTATTTACCCTCGCACCGCTATTTCCAGGGTCGGTTATCTCGGCATTATTACCAATCATATTTTCAAAGAGAATCCGCTTGGTACCCGTTCCATCGCGCTGGATTTGTCCTAACAAGTAGTCTCCGGAAAATTCTTGCAACTTCTGGTTGCCGCATGTAATAGTAATCTTGGATATCATTTTTGCCCCAATATGGTCAATCCATTTAAACTCGTATGGCACCCATTGGTTATCCGTCTCCTCTGTGGGTGGCCATATAGGGGACCAAATATTGGGCAAATTCAGCGTAATATACGTGTCCATCAATAAATCAGCATACCTGGGTATTTTAAAATCAAATGTGGACTCCTCTGTCAAGCTGAGCATTCTTGACCCTTCATAGTCTACGCGAAACTTTTGAAGGCCGAAATTTGTCGTTTTAGCATAGGTGGTTTTAAAAAAAGTTTTCGACGGATTGCCATATAATATTATAGATTGATTACCTTGACTTACAAGTGATAATAAACCTCCAGCCATACTATTAGTATATAAAAAGATTATTTAACCTTTTTCTATATATAATAATATCTAATTATATTAGTAATATGAATAATAACGCCCCAAGCTCTCAAGCTGGTTCAAAAGTGAAGAATTTTTTTAACAAGGTACGACATGTAAATGTGCAGAGCGTTATGCAGCGAATGAGAGAAAACTCGTTTATTACCATCATGTACGTATTTATTATTGTGATATTAGTGTCCATGTTTTTCACGTATAGATGGAATCAAAATTTGGAGAGTAAAGAGTGCAAAAAATTGGATGGCATATATTCCGAAATAGATGGTTCTCTCTCGTCTATTGTCTATAAAAAAGTTTCAAAAAATGCGACTAACAACTTTGCATACAAATTGAATGAGTACTATATTAAAACGGCCTACAATGCGTGCAGTGTAGGCAACTACAAAAACAGCGCAGTCTCTCTTTGTATATTGAAAGACATCTTGAAACAGGGTGTTCGCGGTCTGGACTTTGAAGTATATTCCATCAATGACAAACCAGTTGTCGCAACATCCATGGAGGACAACTTTTACGTCAAAGAAACCTTTAATTATGTCCCATTCTCAGACGTGCTTCAGACCCTACGAGACTTTGGGTTTTCATCCACAGGCTCGCCTAACCCCGACGACCCCATTATCATCCACTTGCGATTCAAAAGTACAAACAATAAAATGTTTGCTTACATCGCGTCTCTGTTTGAAAGTATGGGAGAGTATATGCTGGGCAAAGAATATAGCTTTGAGAATGACGGAAAAAATTTAGGGGACATGCAGTTACTAAACTTCAAAAAGAAACTCCTCATTATTGCAGACAAATCCAATTCGGCGTTCATGAGC